CGTCCGCGACGTACAACTCGTAGTGTGTCGTCTCGGTCCCGTGCTCCTCGCTCCAGACCGTGTGTGGCAGCACGACGGGGCGCTCGGCGTTGGGGCCGAGCGGGTCCACGTTGTTGCAGAGGTAGGAGGCGACGGCTTCGGCGCGGGTACGGTTGAACCCCCGCGCTGGGGTCGGGGTGCTATCCACGGGGCGCCTCCGGGAGCGTGAGGGTGTCGGCGTCGAGCAGGGCGAAGCGGAGGCGCAGGAAAGCGGCGTCGGCGCACGCCCTCCCGGCCTCGCCCGTCTCCGATCCGCGCGGGTCGAAGTAGATGCGCCAGCCCATCGGCCCGGCGCTGGCGTACATCCCGCCATCGGCGAACGTGAGCGCGACGCCTCCGTGGCTGACCGAGCGGCCCCAGACGCCGTCCCCGCAGTCCTGCCACGGGCCGACGACTCCTGCGACCGGCCCCACCCCCGCCACGATCCCCCGCACCGACGCCACAAGCAGCGCCGCCGAGTGCTCGACGGACGCGATCCGTCCGCCCGGGAGCGTGGTCGGGAGGAAGGGGGTCAGGTCGTGGTGGATGCGACCCGTGCCGTTGCAGGGCTCGCACTTCGTCGGGTTCGCCGTCGCGCGGTCGAGACGGCCGGTCCCGTCGCAGTAGCGACACCGCTCCCCCGCGTACGCCCACGCCACGATCCGCGCGGCGACCTCGGGGCGGCGGGCGTCGAGGTCGGCCATCGACAGCGAGCCGCCCGGACGACCATCGTAGTCCGCAAGCCAGACGCCTGCGCGGTGCTGCCCGTCGAGAGAGCGCCACGCCACCGGACCGGTCCAGTCGGTGAGCATCCCAGGCGCCTCGTCGGCGCGGAGGTGGACGTCGTGCGCGGACATCACTTCCCCCCAGCGGTGCGGTCGAGGCGCTCCAGTTCCGCCAGCCCGAGCGCGATGGCGATCACGAGGGCGCGGCGCTTGTCCGGCCGCTTGCCCCGATAGCCGTGCTTCGCGACGAGCCCCCAGGGGTCGAAGTTCTCGCCGTGGTTGCCGTCGGGGTGCGCGACGTGGGCGTCGGTGCCGTCCACAAGGAGCGACGCGGCGGCGATGCGGATCGCGCCGAAGACGTGCTCGTCGTCGTGCGCGTCGCCCCACTTCGTCCGCTGCTTCTCGCGCTCGGCGAGGACGTCGCGGAGGGCGGTCGGGGTCGGCACGAGCGGCGGCTCCGGGGGCACCGTGTCGCCGTCGTCGCTGTCCACATCGGCGAGCGTGCCGCCCTCGGTGTCGATCACGTCGGCGAGGTACCAGCCGTTCTGATCGCGCTCCCAACGGGCGATGATGCCGACCCCGTCGGTATCGGCGGCAGCCATGATCTCGACGGGCATTGGGTCGCCGTCGCGGGTGATGCGCGAGAGCTCGTGCCAGGGGTGAGCGAGGGTCAGGTGGGTGGGCATCAGGTCTCCGTGGGGTTGAGGGCAGCGCGGGCGCGGCGGAGGTCTGGCATCGTCACGTAGACGCCACGGTTGGAGAGGACGCGCTCCGTCTCCTCGCCAGGCCAGACGGGGAGCGTGTCGGAGTAGGCGGCGAACGGGGCGAGCGCCTCCTCCAGTTCGGCGAGACGAGCGGCAAGGGCGTCGCGCTCCCGGACGACCTCGGCCAACTCGCGATCGCCGAACGCGTCGCGAATCTCGGCATCGGCGGCGCGGGTGAAGAGTTCGTCGGCTCGGGCACGTTCGGCGTCCCTCTCCACCCGCATCCGGTGGAACGCGTCCACGGCGGTGTCCCGCTCCACCACGATCGCCCGCGCCGTCGCGACGAGGTCGTAGTCGCGGCTCGTGTCGATCCCGAGCGCGCGGCAGACGGCGAGCGACTCGTCAAGCACGTCGTCCTGCGCCCGGTCGGCGGCGGTGACGCCCGGCATGGAGCACACCGTCGCGCAGAGCACTCCCGCTGCGTCCGGCACCGTCCGGCACTCTGGCCAGCGGCAGGGGCGCCGGCTCTGGGTGAAGGCGCCGTGCCTCGCGAGCGCCTCCACCTGCGCCCGGTCGGCGTTGGCGGGCGGGGTGGCGTGGGCGTCGGCGCGCGTCTCTTCCAGAGCCATCGTGAGCATCTCGGCCGAGTGCCCGTCCGCCACGATGATCAGGTCGCGTCCGCAGGTCAGGCAGCAGCGATCCTCGTCGCACTCCGCCTGCTCGCCGCAGGTGGGGCACATGGCGTGGCGGTCGTCCTCTTCGTCTTCGTGGGCGTCGGGGCCGTCGCGGTCCTCCGCGATGCGCTCCGCGTCGAACGCCCCAGGAAGCCCGTCCTCCCACGCGTTGGCGAGCGCCCACGTCTCGTGTTGGGCCCGCACGATGCCGAGAGGCACCCCCTGACGATCGGCCACGCAGAACGGGTAGTCGGAATGCTCGGCGTCGTTGTCGCATGCCGGGGCGTCGGGAGCGCCCGGACCCTTCTCGCACCCGCAGTCGGGGTCGGCGCAGGGCTCGTCCGCGATCGGCAGCGCATCGAAGCACGCCCCGCACAGCGGCGTGCCCATCGAGTCGCGCGTGACCGCGGGGGACGGGCAGCCCTCGCAGGGGACACCGAGCCCTTCGTCGCCCGAATCCGTCTCCTCCACCTCGCGGAAGTCGGTGCGCTCGGCGAGGTCGGCACGGGTGGGACGCAGGCGTCGCACCGTCGCCTCGGCCGCCTCCTCCGCGGTGGCGAACCGTTCGGCGCGGTCCGGGCCGACCAGCCATGCGCCCTCGTCGATCCACGTCGGGCCCCAGCGGCGCGAAAGGCGCACGGCACCCGTGGCGTCGTCGGTCGCGTGGCCCTCGGGGAAGGCGTCGTCAGGCTCGTGCCACGTCCACCCGAGGAGGGGGAGGAGGGAGGAGAGAGGGCGGGTCATCGCACAGCTCCAGTCACGGTTGGGGGAGGAGACTCCATGTCGAACTCGTCACCCGCGGTGAAGCCGATGTGCGTGGCGACGGTGGAAGCCACCCGAAAGCCCTGCTCGTCGCAGAGCCCGATGAACGCGCCACGGGTCTTGGCAAGCGTCGGCATGTACTTGCCGGCGCGGAGGTACAGGCAGGCGAGAGCCGGCAACGCAAGGTCGCTGCTGTAGCAGTCGGTCAGCGCCCGAAGGTTCTCGTCGGTCTTGGGAACGAGCGTGGCGAAGGGCTCGGAACGGCCGGGGTCGCGGCTCATCGGGACACCGCGGCGAGGCAGGCGAGGCGCATCGAGGCGGCGTGGTCGGTGACGGCGGAGACGCCGGGGACCGCGATCGTTCGCGCGTCGCCCGTGTCGGTGAACCACCGCGCCGCCTGCGGTCCGCAGAGGCCCCACGCCCAGAGTCCGTGATCGCTTGGCTCCTCAGAGAGTCGCAAACGTCCGGAGCCCCATCCGTTCGGGTCGAGCCACCAACGCTCCCACCGCGGCGCCGTCGCCCCCACCGCCAGCCCGTGGTGGTGGGCCAACCAACGCGCGGCGATGTCGCGGCCGATCTCGTCGAGGTCCATCGGCAACTCCGCCAACGCCCGGCGGACGATGCCCTGGTGGCACGCCACGAGCGCGTCGTCGCCGAGGTCCGGGCCGACCGCCCAGACGATGCCGGCGAGGATGCCGTCCACGGTGACAGAGGCGCCGCGGCGGTGGAGGCGGCCCGCGACGGGGGAGGTGAGGGCGGGGAGGGTGGTCATTGGGCGTGCTCCGTCGTGTCGCGGGTGAACGAGATCGCCCAGACCCAAGGGTTGTCGGACCATTTCGCGCCATTGGGGGCGAGCAAGTCCCAGAGGTCGGCGAACAGCGAGCGGTAGGCGTTGGTCGTCCCGCGCGCCTCGTCGCACAGCCACGGCGTGCCGGGCTCCCAACGGATGCCCTCGGCCATGCAGTCCTCGACGCTGATCTCCTGCAGCCGCTCGACACGGACCGCGCCGATCGTCAGGGTCAGGCGGCAAGCCCAGCGGGGCATGTGGATGGAGGGGCGGGTCGGGATGTCCTTGGCCTCGACCTCCCCATCGGTGCTCGGAAGGCGCGCAACCCACTCCCACCACGCGTCCTCGGCGTTGCCGTCACGGCTGCTGATCGAGTGCCACTCCTCGGCACCGTCGGCGGGGTAGCGGATCTTGACGTCGTCGCCGTCAGTCCACGCGATGGGACGCCAGTTCTCCCGCACCCACAGCCTGTCGCCCGGCGCGCCGAAGGGGGATCGCCGCCGCGAGATCGGCGCGCTGACCCACCCCGCGCGCTGGCCATCTCGCCACTCCTCCGCGTTGGCGCACGCGATGCCACGGTCGATCGTCGCGGTCACGTTGCGCAGGTCCGGCTCGCACATCTCCGGCGGCCACTCGACGTTGGCAACCAGCCGCCGCGTCTGCGTCTTGCTTCCGTCGAGCACGCGCCGGACGAGCGGGCCGGACATCAGGATGGGGCGTTCGATGGACATGGAATCTCCAAGGTGAGAACTACAGAACCGCAACCGCCCGCAGCCGGGACACGAGCATCAGAACGGGATGCCGTCGTCGTCAGCACGGGACGCCTCGCGGCGCCCGGTGTTGCGATCGTCACGGCCGCGCTCCTCGGACCCGCCACCCTCACGACCGCCGAGGAACTGCACCGTGTCAGCGACGATCTCCGTCGTGTAGCGGTCCTTGCCCTCCTTGTCCTGCCACTTGCGCGTGGTGAGGCGCCCCTCGACGTAGATCTGCTTGCCCTTCTTGCAGAACTTCGCGACGTTCTCCGCCGTGCGGCCCCACACGACGACCGTGTGCCATTCCGTCCGGTCCTGCCAGTTGCCGTCCCTGTCCTTGTAGCGGTCGGCGGTGGCGAGGCGGAGGGTGGCGACCGACTGGCCGCTGGGGGTGTTGCGGAGCTCGGGGTCTTGGCCGAGGTGGCCGATCAAAAGTGCTTTGTTGACCATGGTTCCTTCAGGCCGCGTCGTCTTCGATGGCGGCGAGTTGAGCGTTGAAGCTGTCGTTGGCGATGTCGTCGGGCGGCCCGCCCTTTCCCTTGGCGAGCCGGGTCCGACGACGGTTGAGGAACAGATCGATGGGGTGGATGGCGGCGTAGGCGGCGCGCAACCGAAGGAACGCCGCCCGCGCGTGTGCGAGTTGTCCGAGAGAGACGTCGAGTTGCTCCCACCCCGAGCCGTCGCGCCCGAACCGGACCACAACCCCGCCCGAGAGCGGCTCGTCCGGGAAGTGCTCGTCGTGGAGCACGGCGTAGCCGCCAAGCTGGATCACGGCCTCGGGGTAGATGCCCTTGCTTGTCTTCCAGTCACACAGCAGCCGGCGGCCCGGCGCCGTCAGCGCGTCGTAGGTGCCGCCGTACTTGTACCGCTCCGAGACAAGCGACACCTCCGCCCGCTCCAGCTGGATGCCGGTCACCGCGCGCCACTCCTGGTAGGAGGCGAACGCCGCGCCGGCCTCGGCCGCGATGGCTTCCGGGTAGTCGAACAGGAGCGGGCGGTCCTTGCCGCGGATGTCGGCCTCGATCATCGCGTGGGCGAGCGTGCCGGCCTCGGCGGCGTCGTCGCGAACCTCGCGGTAGTCGCGACCGTCGGCGCCCAACCGCCACGCCCAGTGCATCAGGCCGCCCGGATCCTTGAACCGGGCGAGAACCGTGGTCACGGACGGGACCCTGGTGCCGTCGGCGAGGCGATAGGGCTGGGTGGGCATCTACTTCGCCGCCGCCATGCCGGTCTGGAGCCAGTCGCGCAGCTTCGCCGCGCCCACCTCACTCTTGAGGTAGTCGTAGAGCTGCTCGCGCCGCGCCTGCGTCATCGCCGACGGCTTCGGCCGCTTGTTGGCGAGGCACCACGCCTTGATGTCCTCGTACTTGAAGCCGAGCTCGCCGAGCGCCGCGCAGAAGCGGGCGCGGTCGTCGGCCCACGACGCATCGTGCGCGTCGTCATCGGTCGGCGTCGGCTTCGCGGGGGCCTCGGCGCCATCCTCCAGCCACGCCCGCAGGATGTCCGCGATGTCCTTGCCGGGCTCGTAGAACGACTTGCCGGCGAGCGCGGAGCACCGCGTCTTCCCGACGCGCGCCTGGGCGCCGTCCAGGTCGAGGATCAGGTCGAACTCGTACTCCAGGCCGTCGCGCTGGACCGGCTGCATCCCGATCTTCCGGGGGACCTTCCCGCCCTTCCCGTTGTCCTCCAGCACGTACTCGGTCTTCGTGCGCATCGTCGCGATGATGTGGACGTTGGCCGACAGGATGGTGTCGATGAGCTTGTTGTGGAGCGGGGTCGCGGCGCGCCAGCCCTTGCCGAACTTCTCCTTGTCGTTCAGCGCGTCCACGAACTCGAGGAGCCCGCCCTTGCCGGCCCATGCGTGGGACAGGCTGTCGATGATGAGGACGTCGTAGCCCTCCGCCACCGCCGTCTCGACCGCCCCGATGTACTTGCGGACGTCGAAGTCCTCCATCGTGTCATCCGCGTCGAACGCGAACCGCCCGCCATCGGGGTTGCGCTCACCTGCGTACTTGGACGCGCTGCCGCGCTCGGTGTCGAACACCGCGATCCGTCCGCCCGGGACAAGCGCATGCGCGATCCGGAGCGCCGTCATGGTCTTGCCGCTGCCAGCGGTGCCGAGCAGGGCGATGCGGGCGCGAGCCTTCTTCTTCGATGCCTTCTGAAACGCCATGGTTCACCTCACACAGGAAAGGGAAGGGTTGGGAGCCTCGATTGCCGCCCGAGCCACCGCCAGCCCATCGAAGTCCCCCGCCGCGAGCGCCGCATCCGCACGACGGGCGTTGGCGAGGTCGCGCCGGCAGTCGGCGAGGGTGTGGCGGGGGAGGGAGTGTGCCGCGGCGTCGAGGTCCACCGCGAGGTTGGCGGTCAGGGCGGCGTGGTTGGGGGTTCCGTCGGGCATGTCACGCCACCTTCGCGGGCAGGACGCTGTCTGGCGCCTCGGTGTCGTAGGCTTCGCGCGCGCCGGGGAGATCCTTGGTTCGGAGGTACCAGCGCAGAAGGTTGGTCCACGGCACGCTCTCGATGTCATGGGCCGGCGCGTTCTCGGCCAGCCATGGGATCATGGAGTACGTACCATCGAACTCGCGGCGGGCGTTCGGGTAGAAGTCGCGGCGGAACCGGCCCTTCCCGGACTTGGTGACGTAGCGGCGTTCGATGACGAGGACGTACTTGTCAGGGTCAACAGGCATGTCACACTCCCGGCGTTGTCAGCCACAGCCCGATGCCGCAGCCAGCGAGAAAGACGAAGAGGGCGAGGAAGAGGCGCCAGATCACCGGCACGCCCAGACGAGCGCGACGCCGACCGGGAGGCCGAGCAGGAACGCGGCGGCGATGATGCCGGCGTCGAGCCAGCCGTAGAGGGTGGCGCGGAAGAGGCGGAGGTCGCGGTGGTTCGGGGCCATCAGTTCGCCCTCGCCGCGAGCTCGTGCGCCCGGCGCATCCGGGACCGCCACTCCCCGTGCTTCAGCGTGACCATCTCGCCGCCCGCCTCGGGCTGCACGTTGATGCCGATCTCGCCGGCCGAGCTGACGACCCAGGTGCCGTTCTGCACGCGGCCGCGCCGCTTCGGGGCGTCGGGGAGCACGAGCCGATCCCCGCGCCGCGGCTCCACGGCGGGATCGCGCGCGATCTTCTCCGGGCGGAACGCGGTGACGGTGAAGTAGTCCGGCCGGTAGACGGTGACGTCGATGATGCGGGCGGCCTGCAGTTTCCCGAGCGTCGCGGTGACAACCGAAGGCTTGAGCCGGTACCGACCGAAGAACACACGGCCACCGAGGGGGACGCCACCTGCGAACCGCTCGCGATGGACCAGGAATTCGCGGACCACGGCGCGCGCGGCACGTCCGAAGGTGCTGACGAGCGAGGGCTCACGGGGGATCTTCGCGGCGTTCATCAATTCGCTCCAATCGCGCCGTCAGCGACGCGCTGCAGGTTCTTCCGAAGCTCGCGATCGCGATTCGGGGTGGAGAGCACGCGCACGGCGGCGTCGCGGATCTCGGGGGTGGTGGAGAGTTGGTCGGCGTGGGGGCCGAGCTGGCGGCGGGTCACGCCAGCACCACCGACCACTCGACGATCACCACGGCCACCGGAAACGTCTCGTTGTTGGCCAGCACCCGCTCCCGGAGGCGGGCCGTCTGCCGTGCATCCTCGATCGTCGTGCTGTGCCAGGTGACGAATTCGTTGCCGTCGTCGGTGACGGTCCAACCGTCGGCGTCCGGGCGGATGGCGATCGTCACGACGCGGTGGGCCATGCGGTCGCGCTCAGCCTCCGCTTCCGCCTGCGAGGCGAGGTCGTGCGAGCACCACGCGCCGGTCGCGCTCCAGACGCGCCAGACGTTGGGGAGGTTGTAGACCTGGTCGACGATCAGGGTGGTGTTCATGCTGCGCTCCGCATCGCCGTCCGCCCGGCGTGGTAGTTCCGGACCCACGGCCGGCGCGTCAGGACGAGGAACGGGCTCTCGACCGTGGCGTGCCCGTCGCGGACGAGCTCGTCCCGCGTGGTGGCCGGGAGGTCGGAGAGGAACACGCGGCCGCGGGGGTCGCAGACGAGGCGGGCGGACTCGAGGGCGGTCATCACGCCCTCCGCCATTCGGAGCCGACGCGCACGAGGCCCGCCTGCGTGAGAACGCGGGTGGCGCGCTCGACATCCGCCGCGGGGCCGAGCAGCATCCAGCCGCGATCGGTGGCGGACACGTCGACCGAGAGGCCGAGATCGCCGCACAGCGTGTCGCGGATCGTGTCGGTGAGCGTGGGCACGACACCGAGCGAGAAGTCCGCCGCACCGGAGAGGTCGGGCTCGGCGTGCGCCGGGAGGGGCGCGGTCGCCGGGGAGCAGCCGGTGTGGCGCATGGGACGGTGGGGCTTGAGGCCGAGGGCGCGGCGGGTGGCGCGGAGGGAGGGGGTCATCGGGGGCTCCAGCGGTCAGGAGAGGACGCCGCGCGCGGCGTTGAGACGGTCGCGGCGCTCGCAGACGAACGCGATGCGGTCGAGGTGCTGGCAGGACACGGGGTCCTCGATGCAGCGCAGCGCCTCGGCGAACCCATCGAGGGCCGCCTCCACCTTCGCGGCGTCGTCAGCCGTGAGGACAATCGCCCCCTCGCCGAGCAGCGCGCCGAGCCGGCGCACCGCTTCCGCGATGTCCGCGCGCAGCGTCACGCAGCGCTCGAAGAACGCGACGGTGGCGATTCGGAACGGAAAACGTCTCATGCGAGGTTCCGGGTTTCCCGCACTGGACCGATCGGGTGCATGCTGACGGTGAGGTCGGCATGGACTGGATCGAGATGGCGCGGGTCTGGGACGAGGCGGTGGAGAGGCGCCGGTCCGTCAGCGCGACCGGCAATGCCAATGTGGCATATTCGCGGTCGAATGACGACAAGGTATATGACGCCTTGTGCGATTCTGTAGCCTCCATTACGCGTCCCGTCGCAAGCGGTGTGCGTTCGGATGTCGCGAGCCCGGTACCAGAATCCGTGCTTCTGGATCGCGGCGGCGCGGATTCCGGAATTCCTACCTATCGAATGGTAGGGCGCGACCTAACGACTGGGAGGACATCCGTTGGCCTACCCGCGTCCGATGTGAACAGGTATGGTGCTGAACACATGAAGGAGCCGCAGGTGCCCGTGTCCGCCATCACCCCGAAGGAGTCCCTCGCCATCGCCCGCAAGGCCCGGGTCGCGTGGTTCGCCGCCCAGCGTGAGCGGTCAGCGCCGGCAGACGGCGGCGAGGTCGTGCCGCTGTTCGGCGAGGCCGTGCCGCAGGTCTCGATCGACGACGATCCACGCTTCGTGCTGGTGCGTGAGAGCATGGAGGCGATGAGTGACCGCGGACGGGACGACGTCGCCCGCTACGTGAACAACCGCCTCAGCCGGGACCGTTAGACCGGCCGTTCTTCTTCGCGTTGCCCGCAAGCATCGCCTCGATCCGGGCAAGGCGTTCCTCGACCGTCTCCTCCGGTGCTGCGGATGACGGTGCGCGCTTCGAGAGCCAGACCAGCCAACCGCGGGCGAGCTCGTAGTCGTCGCCCTTGAGGTTCTTCAGGCCGCGCGTGGCCTCCGCGAGCAGGTAGACGTCGTCCACCTCGAGGCCGTCGATCGCGTCGAGGACGGCGCTCTGCTCGTCCGACAGCGCGGGCGTCTCGCTGACCGAGAGCGTCCGGCCGCAGGCGACAAGCCACTTCTGCAGCGTGTCCCTGCCCGGCGGCTGCTTCCCGCTCTCGATGCGGCTCACGTACCCCTGGTTCACGCCGATCGCGGACGCGAAGTCAGCCTGCGAGGCAAAGCCTGCTTCTTCGCGCATCTTTCGGAGGGCGGCGCCGCTGATCTGCTGGTCCACGATGAAAGAAGTAGCACCCGGCGTGGAATCGGGGCTTGACGGATAGGCATTGACCGGGTCACTATTCCTGCATGTCATTGACCGCCTCCTCCGCCTTCGCGCCCGTCGCCACCCGCTGGCGGCGGGACATCACGCAGACCGAGGCCGCCCGTCGCCTCGGGGTGCATCAGAGCTACCTGAACAAGATCGAGGCCGGGATCCGGGCCCCCTCCGTGCGCGTGCTCAAGCGCATGAAGGACGTCTACGGGCTCGATGACGCCGAGGTTCGCACGGCGGTCGACATCCTCGGCGGCGAGTTCGATGACGACGAATCCGATGCTCCGGCGGCCGCCTGAATGCGCCTCCTCAACGACGCTGCCGGCCTCGCCGCGGTCGTCGTGCTTCTCTCCGCGTTCTTCCTCGCCCCGTACCTCCTCGGGTACGGCTGCGCCCGCCTCGCCTGCGACGAGCCCGTCTACGGCGGGCCGCGGCTGGGGTGGACGTGCCTCGGCGCGAGGCGCTGACCCATGAAGGCGCGCCCCACATCCCCCGCCACTCCCGACCGCGTACCGCCGCGGCTCGGAGGGGGACATGAAGCGCGACCCGGGGGCGTCGGCCCGGGACACATGCGGAAGGTGATGAGCGAGTAGCGGCGGCACGTTTCCAGATTCACCAGTTTGAACGTCAATTTCCACCCGCGCCGCTTGGCGCAGTGTCAATCGTCCGGAGTTCCCATGCTGAAGGAAGACGCGCTCGCCAAGATCCAGACCGCGATCGTGAACAACATCGTCGAGGATTCGGGCGATTCTCTCGACGAGATCGCGAAGAAGATCGACGTCCACGCGAGCCAGATCAGCAACTACAAGAAGGCCGCCCGGCGGATGAAGCTGGACGAGATCGCGACGTGGATTCTCCGCTACGGCTCCGGCCCGGTCCTCGGCCCCCTCGCGGCCCTCGACGGCTCACGCATCGCTGGCGGCGTCTCCAACTTCGGGGATGCCGAGGGCGAGGCGGACGAGGTTCAGCGGCTGATGATCCGGCTGTCCGCCCGGATCACGGACGCGCGCGACCCGGACGGGGACGGCGGCAAGGCGCTGACGGCGGAGGAGCGGTCGGGCCTGCGTCTCGGCTACCGCCGGCTCATCGCGCAGCTTCAGGCGGCGGATGCGGCGCTTGATGGGGAGGCGGCGTGATCCCCCGCTGGCTTCGCACCTGGTTCAAGGGCAACGACACCGGCCTGTCGTCCCGCACGATCGCGTGGATCCTCTCCGGCAACGTGGAGGCCGGCGAGTGCGCGATGGGATCGTGGGGCTGGTACGCCCCGTCGGACACGAGCGACGTCGGCCGGTGCGTCCGGCTGCTCGACCTCGCCGCCGCCAACGGCGAGGACTGGCGCGCCCGGCTCGGTGAGGTGGCGGCGGTCGCGAAGGTGTGGCGCCCGCTGGCGCCCGCTGGTGCCGCGCTGGGCCGACATCGAAGTGGCATACCGCTGGGATGTCGAGGCGCAGACGGCGCACCGAGCGGCGTCGTTCGTGTCGCCGAAGGGTCGCCGACTGAGCCGGGCGCGGAAGGACATCCCGTTTCCACCGTCGCACTGCTGGCACATCGTCTCGATGCTGACCGATCGGCATGACCCCTACGCCGGGCGTGACGTGCCGTGGCAGCGGGAGGTGGCCTGATGCACTGGAACGACGCCTGCACCGACATCCCCGTCGGCGCGATCCCCAAGAAGTTCGTCCCGCGGCCGATCCCGACTCCGCCCCCGCCTCCCGCGTCCGGATTGAGCGCGGTCGAGGCGGGGGCCTCCCCCTCGGGTGCCCGATGAACGGCCTCACTGTCGAGATCCGCCTCCCCGTGTGGCTTCGCGGCACCAACGCCGATGGCTCGCCCTACGCGCCGACGTCGCCGTTCGCCGCCTACGCGAGCCACATCGGCGACTACATGCGCCGATGGATCGTCCAGACCCCGTGGGGCACGCTGCGCCTCCACAACATCCGCCGTCCCGACGCCGGCACGGCGCCCCACGATCACGCCTGGGACTTCGCGAGCCTGATCCTCCGGGGCGGGTACTCGGAGCAGCGCTACCACCGCGACTACCGGACGCGTGACGGGCGGATCCACCCGTGGGCCTCAACGCTGGAGGAGCACCGCGCAGGCAACGTCGTCCAGCGCCACGCCGAGGATCTCCACCTCATCACGCGCGTCGAGCCGGGGACGTGGACGCTGGTTGTCACGGGCCCGAAGCGGCGGTCCTGGGGCTTTCGGGTGTTCGACTTCAGCGGCTCGCGCTGGGTGCCGTGGCGTGAGTTCGTGAAGAGGGGTGCCGCTTGAGCGCGCTCCTCCTCGGCCTGACCGGCCGCAAGGGCTCCGGCAAGGACACCGTCGCGGAGATCCTGCGTCGCGAGCACGGCTTCCACACGCTGGCGTTCGCCGACCCGCTCAAGGCCGCGGCCCGCGACTGGTACGGGCTCTCGCGCGAGCAGACCGATGGCCCGCTGGCGGTGAAGGAGGCGGTGGACGAGCGCTGGGGGCTCTCCCCGCGCGAGATCATGCAGCGCCTCGGGACGGAGGTCGGCCGCTCGATCCACCGCGAGACGTGGACCCGCTACGCGATGCGCCGGATCGACGCAGCACCCGGCAACTGGGCGATCACCGACTGCCGCTTCCCCAACGAGGCCAGCGTCATCGTGTTCCGCGGCGGATTCGTGGTGCGCATCGACCGTCCCGGGTTCGGGACTGGGCTCCACGAGGGGCACGCGTCCGAGCGTGGCGTCGACGAGATCCGGCCCGACGCCGTGCTGCTCAACGACGGAACGCTCGACACGCTGGCGACGCGGGTCGCGGCGCTCGTGCGGGCGTTGAGGAGGTCCGCATGATCCTCTTCCGCTCCCCCCTGATCGTGCTCGACACCGAGACGACGGGCCTCCTTCACCACCCCTGGGCCCGCGTGGTCGATCTCGCCGCCGTGCTGCTCGACACCAGCGGCGAGATCGTCTCGACGTTCTCGACGTTCGTGGAGCCCGGCCCTCTCGACAGCCGGGCCGACGAGGCGCTGGCGATCAACCACATCACGCGGAAGATGTTGCTCGGCGCACCCTCTCCGGAGGCGGCGTGCGACGCCTTCTACCGCTGGGCCGAGCCGCACGAATTCGTGACCTCGTTCAACGTCGCGTTCGACCGCGCGATGTGCGGGCGCATGGGGCTCGTGGACATGCGGTGGGCCAACTGCATCATGGTCCGCGCCGCGCACATCATGGGGCCGCTCGGGCTCTTGGAGGCCGCCGACCCGTCGCATCCGCGGTACCGGCCGGACCTGCCGTGGCTGTTCCCGCGGCTGGCGCGAGCGGCAGAGGTGTTCGGGGTCGAGGTCGAGGGCGTCCCCCATCGGGCGCTGACGGGCGCCACGACGGCGGCGCGGATCGCGGTGGAGATCCGGAGGCGTGAGGTGGTCGAGGCGATTCCGGTGAGGGGAGCGGCATGAGTCCCCAACTCGCGCTCCTGGCGGCCCCGCGCCCGCCCACCGTGCCGAGCATCGACCTTCGCTGCTGCGACGTTGCCGAGGTGATCGGCTCGCTTGCCGGTGCATCGATCGATCTCGTGTTCAGCGATCCCCCGTGGGAGTACGACCAACGCGTCGGCGGGAATGGCCCCCATGTCAGCGAGCACTACGCCTGCCTGCCGACCGCGACGATCGTGGCGCACCTCGCCGCGGCTCATCGCCTCGTGCGGGCTGGTGGCCGGTGCGTGTTGTGGACGACGCATTCACAACTTCCCGGGCTGACACGGTTCGTGACCTACGAGCCAGACGGCACAGCATGGCTCGCCGGCTGGCGGTGGGCGACCGGCGGGACGTGGGCAAAGGTGGACGAGGACGGCGCTCCTGGGGGCCGGGGCGCGCCCGGAATCGGCTACCACTGTCTGTCCTCCGAATCTGAGGTCTGGCTGCTCCTGCTCGGGCCGGGCCCGCATGCACGGAGCAACGTCGCCGGATGCCGCGTCCACCCCCGACACCGCGGGCGCGGGGAGGAGCACTCCGAGAAGCCGATCGCCTACCAGCGCGAGATGGTTCAGGGATGGTGCCCAGAGGATGGACGCGTTCTCGATCTCTACGCGGGTTTGGGCAGCGTTGCCCGCGCCTGCGCGCTGGAGGGCCGCGCGTACGTCGGCGCAGAGATTGACCCGGAGCGCCACGCCCGTGCGCTGGAACGGCTGGCGATGGCGGTTTCGCGAGGTGCCGCATGATCTTCCCCGACGACGACACCCCGACCCCCGCGGTCCACGTCCCCGCCGCGCTCCGGGTCTACGCCGGTCTTTCGCCCGTGGCGTGTATGCGGCCGAGCCCGCTGCGCGCTGAGATCGTCCACAAGTCCGTCCGGCCGCACCGGCCGAACAGCCCCGTGATGGCGTTCGAGCACCTGCTGGGCAAGGTCCAGGACAAGGAGATCGCCGCGATGGCGGGCGTCTCGTCTGGGATGGTCCGCAAGGTGCGGCGGCTGCTCGGGGTGCCGGCGTGTCCGGCGGCGAGGCGGGCGTGAACGAGCGCCGTCGCCACATCCTGCGCTGCCTGCGTCGCGAGCCGGGGTCCACCATCGACGAGATCGCGCGGTTCGCGGGCGCCGATGTGCGCCACACCCAGTGGACGCTGGAGGCAATGCGGGCGCGCGGGCTCGTCTGGAACCGCGGCAAGAGCTGGTTCTGTGGGCTGCCGTCGTTCCAATCGGCGCGCACGTCGAAGGGCGGTCGGCGGCGGGGCGGGATCTCGGCGTGGCTGGACCAGCGGACGGCGGCGGTCGAGCCGACGGAGGCCGCGTGACCTGCCCCCGCTCCTGCACCCGCCTCGACCGCTGGCGCTGCTGCTCGCTGTTCACCGAGACGCCGTTCCGGCGCGAGCTGGAGCAGCTTCCGTTGGTTGGAGACCGATCGTGAACCCGACGCCCGGCGGAATCCGGGCAACCAACCGAGAGAACCCATGACCGCCGAACGAATGACCGTCACCATCGATTGCGATCGGGCTGTGCCGATCCTCAACCGTGCCGCCGAGATCCTGCGGAACGGGGGCGACGAACACCCCGCCGCGCAGGCCGTCCGTGCCGCCCTGCTCAACCCCGACGACTGGCGCGACGAGGATGCGCCGTGCACCTCGGCCGCCGCGCGCAAGGCGCTGGCCAACGTGCTCGACCTCTCCGAGAGCTACCTTCCGGCGTCGGCGCTCGCGACGGTCAACGACTGCGACGTGGCGCCGATGATCGAGATGCTCGTGCACGAGTGCACCGAGATCGACATCGCGGACAAGGACCTCGACCGCATCGAGATCGTGTGGCGAGTGAAGGCGGGTTCCTCGCTCGGCGCCGTGGTGCTCGGGACCTGCAAGCCCGTCGGAAAGCGGGAGCGCGAGGCGTGGCGCGGGGAGGGCCGGGCGCCGTTCTGGCGGCTGACGCTCGGGCTCGACACCTGGCTCCTGATGACGCCGGAGCAGCGGTGGCGGCTGCTGCACCACGAGCTGATGCACGCCACCTACAAGGGTGACGCGCCGTCGGGCCGCATGCACGACATCGAGGAGTTCGCCGCCACCGTCGCCCGGTACGGCTTCCTCGGCGAGATGCAGGCGAAGTTCGTCGGTCAGGCGATGGGGCGTGACACGATCGCGGCGGATCTCGCCGAGTTCGAGGTGGACGCCACGACGGGGCAGGGGCTCCTGTTCGGAACCGATCTGCGGCCGGTGGGCTGGTAGTCCCATGACCTGGCCCCACGTCCGCGCTCAACTCCTGCAGATCCGCGCGCTCCAGACTCGGCTCGGGATTGCGTCGGCGGCCGGGTGGCGGGCCATCGGGCAGGGGGTTCGATGAGCCGCGCGAAGGCCAACGGCGATGCGCTCGAGCACGACCTCGAGCGCTTCCACCTGACGCTCTCGGATTGGGTCGTGCGCCGGCAGCACCCGGAGTTCGTCCGCACGCCGAAGGGCTGGACGCCGCGGCAGAACCACGGGGGGCCGCCGGACTTCGGGGCGTGGCATCCCGCGTTCGGGTGGGTGGAGTTCGACGCGAAGAGCCGGGATGCGGATCGGTGGGAAGTCAGCCTGCTTGAGCCTCACCAGCACGCACGCCTCAAGCAGACCCACACGCGCGGGGGGATCGCGGGGATCTACCTGCGGCTGCGGACGGGGGACTTCTGGGTGCGGTTCGAGACACTGACGGTGCCGTGGTCGGCGTGGTGGGACCGCCAATGCAACGGGACGCCGACCCTCTCGGCGGCAGACGGCATCCCTGTCGTCGGCATGGACTGGACGGCGATTGTCGCGACGCTCGCGACGAGGAGGGCGGCATGACGACTCCACACACGGACGTTCTGGTACCGCTCCCCGCCGGCATGGCTCCGCTGCAGTGGCAGATCGACTCGACGCTGGCTCTGCGTGGCACGTACCACCAGTACCGCAACACCCTGATCGCCGGAGCCACCGGGGTGGGGAAGGGGACGTGGCTCGCATCGATGCTGGTGAAGCTTGCTCGGCGCGGCAAGCGGGCGCTGTTCGTGGTCAACCGCGGGGAGCTCCTCGACGACGTGCTCGCGCGGGCCCGTGCCATCGACCCGTTGCTCCCGTACGGCGTCGTGAAGTCGACGAAGGACGACCCGACGGCGCCGATCGTGTTCGCCGGCTCGGCGACCATCGCCAACGTCAAGCGGGCGCACGCAATCGGTCGGGTCGACCATCTCTTCTGGGATGAGGTGCACCACCTGCCGGCGGCCGGCGGGAAGCGGGTGCTCGACGTCATCCGTGGCAACAGCCCGGACCTGCGCGTCACGGGAACGACGGCGACCGCGTTCCGGTCTGCAGGCGGCGGGCGCACGACGGGGCTCGGCGAGTTCTTCGAGGCGGTCATCGCCGAGTATCCGCTTGCCCAAGCCCAAAGGGACGGCGTGCTCTGTCCGCTCCGGGGGCTTGCGCTTCCTCCTGTGTGGAAGGGGGACGCTGACGACAGCACGATCGCCGCCGCGCTCGACAGCGACGACCACAACGAGCACGTCGTTCGGAAGCACCTCGAGCACGGGCGTGGCCGGGCGGTGGTGTTCTGCACGACGGTCGGGCACGCGGTCCGGCTGGCCGCCGAGTTCAGGAAAGCCGGCATCAAAGCCGAAGCCGTGTGGGAGGACTCGAAGAAGGAGGGGAAGTGCCCCGATCGCGCGGGCCGGATCGCGGCTTCACTGTCGGGCGATCTCGAAGTGCTGACGAACGTCGGTCTGCTCGCAGAGGGCTGGAACAACCCAGCGATCTCGGTGGTACACATCGTCCGCACCACGGGATCGCTGGGGCTCTTCTGCCAGATGGTCGGGCGGGCGACGCGGTTGCACCCGACGAAGCCGGACGGCGGGCTGATCCTCGACTACGGCGGCAATTGCGACCGGCTCAACCTCGCGTCGCCGGCCGATCTCACGGTGCCCGCACATCGGCGGCCCCGGATCGAGGTGGGCGCTGTCGTGCGCCACCGCCGCATCAGCAAGCTTGCGGAGGGTGTGGTCGAGGAGATCCGCCAACTCGACATGCAACAGGGGCTGGTCAACTGGCGCGGCTACGACCCCGACTGGCACGATCTCGACGACCTCGTGTTCCTGCGTGACGGACGTACCTCCGAGCCGCTGAAGCTCTGCGCAGGGATCGCGGGGCTGCGCGAGTACGAGGTGGCGCTGGTCCGCGAGGCGCCGGACGTGGGGTTCTACGTCTATGACAAGACGTGGACGGCGTCGGCTTCTCACGACGGCGGACGGGTGCGGTACCACATCCGGAAGACGGAGAAGTGGGACGTCTGGCTGATCCGGGTCGGCTCGGGCCGTGGCTCCGATCGCCTCGCCGACACTGCGGCCCAACTCTTCACCGGCCTCGGGACGCCCGAGGACGGGATGCGTGCCGCCGTCTCGCACATGAAGGCCGAGGGCTACACCGTCCAGCCGTTCGACACCGACTGGCGCAAGAACCCCTGCAGCGAGAAGCAGCGGAACTACCTCAAGTCGCTGGGGATCCGGCGCGACCTCTCCGAGACGTCGGCGGGCGAGGCGAGCGCGATGATCGATGCGATGGCCGCTCGTCGGCTCGTCGGCGACATCCTCGATCCGGTGAAGGCGGCGAACCGGGAGCGGGCACGGGCGATCTACCGCCAGCGGAACCGTGCCGCATGACCTGGCACCTCACCACCTGCCTCCCCAACGGCTACACCGAGTACGAGGCGACGCGGGGCGAAGTCGTCTACGTCGTCGCGACGTCGCCGGTCGACCTCGAGCCGGGGCAGACCACGTTCTCCGGCAACTGCTGGTGCCAGCGCAAGCGGGCGTTCGGTGATGCGGGGTGGACGCGGCTCGACGCGACGTTTTCGACGGCGGAGGAGGCGGGGGTTCGGGACGTCGGGGCGAAGCGGCGGAGGGCGGCGTGAGAATCCCCGAGGCCGTCAAGGAGGAGATCCGGGCGCGCGCCGACATCGTGGCCATCGTGGGACGGTATGTGGACCTGAAGCGGCGGGGTCGCAACTGGGTCGGGCGGTGTCCCTTCCATACCGACGGCAAGCCCTCGTTCGAGGTCATGCCCGACAAACGGATCTTCTACTGCTTTCCCTGCGGGGAGGGGGGCGACGTATTCAAGTTCGTGCAGAAGGTTCAGGGCGTCGAGTTCCTCGATGCGGTGCGCTGGCTCGGCAACGAGTACGGGATTGCGACTGACGGCAGGGCGCTCGCGGTCGCGCGGCAGTTGCCGCCTCCGCCGCCAAAGCCTGAGCCGCCCCCGCCGCCGGACGTGACGCCCTTCTGGGAGGCGTGCCAGCCTGCGCCGGCGAATCACCCGTTCCTCGTCAGCCGGCGCTACACCCCGAACCCCGAGCTCGTCCGGTTCACGCCGGAGTACCTCGACCCGTGGCCGGACTGGTGGCCGGGGTGGTGCCGGCGGCCGTGGCGGCTCGTGACACGAGGCTGGGATGTGCAGGGGCGGGCGGTGAACGTCCATGGGCGCGCGGTCGAGCCACTCGCCCCCGATCAGACGGGGAACACGCGGTGGGGGAAGGGGATCCCGAGCGGGGGGCTGCACTTCTCGAACCTCCGGCCCGTGGCGGACCTCGTCGTCATCGCGGAGGGGCTCACGGACTGGCTGGCGGGGTGCATGATGTTCCCGAGCGTCGCGGTGAGAGGCGCGACGAACGGGGGCTTCGCCTCGTTCGCGGACCTCGACATCCCCGATGAGGCGCGGGTCGTCTCCGTCACGGACGAGGACGACACGGGCGACCGCTACCACGCCGAGATCGTCGCGGCGCTGCCGGGGCGGGAGATCCTCCGGGCGCACCCCGATCGGTTGCGTCCGAGTCCGGGAGAGAAGCGGTATGACCTGTCGGACGCGTGGCGCGACGGGCGGACGGCGCACGATCTGCTGGCAACGTGTACGCGGGCGGCCGGTCCGGCCACGCGGCGGCGGTGGCACGACTTCTTTCCGGGTGGGATCGGGGGGTGTGGGTGCCTCGACTGTACGTCGCGACAGAAGAAGGCTTCCTGATGTGGCGACAGACGTTCGCCTGGGTTAGAGTGAGTCGTAAGTGGCGACCGGGTGACAGCGGGCGCTCGCACAGGATCTACCGCGCTTCGACCCCATGGTGCGGGTCGCCCCGCTCCCCCGTCCGGACCTGTCACCCGGGCGGGGTGAGCCCTGCGGAGTTGGGATGGCTCTGGCCATGAAAGATCTGACTGCGATGGAACAGGCGCCCGACGCATCCCACGTCGCCCCGCTCGTCGCCGAAGTGAGGCGGGTCCGGCATGCCCGAGCCCGAGACATCGAGGCGATCCTTCCTGCGGGGATGGGGGAACTCGGCTGCGGCTGTTCGTTCGACAAGGTTCTTGCCCAGATGGCGAAGACCATCGGGGAGAAGGGGATGCGGCGAATCATCGCCGATGTCCGCCGCGCGGAAACCCGCGCATTCAACCGCGAGAAGAAGGAGGCGCTCGATGGGCGCGAATCCGTACAGGCACAGTGACAGCCAATCTCCCGATGTCCAGGTCTTCCTCGGCCCTCCCGGCACAGGCAAGACGACCCGCCTGATGCGCGTGCTGGAGGAGGAGCTGGCCAAGGGGACGCAGCCCGAGCGCATCGGGTTCCACAGCTTCACGGTGGCCGCCGTGACCGAGGCAAAGGACCGCGCCTGTCGGAAGTTCGGGCTCGACCCCTCGCGCTTCGAGGACGGGTTCCGCACGATCCACAGTCAGGCGTTTCGTCTGATGGGCGGCGGCTCCGTGCTCAACGCCAAGGACATGGCGCTGTTCTGCGAGCGGTGGGGCTACGGCCTGTCCGAGCAGAAGGGCGACCAGGGGGGCGACGATCCGAACGAACCGCCGCGCAACACCGACGACGACGACCTGCGCGCGGCGTTCGACTGGTGCCGGGTGCGTCGGGTCTCGCTCGAGGAGGGGCCTCGCACGTTCGAGGGCAACGTCGATCTGCTCCAGCTTCAGACGTTCGTCGAGCGCTACGTGGGCTTCAAGCGGGAGATGGGGCGGATCGACTTCACGGACATGTTGGAGATCTGCCTGTCCCGCGGTCTCGCCCGCCGCCGTGACGTCCTGATCATCGACGAGGCGCAGGACCTGTCGCCGCTCCAGATCGCGCTCGTCAAGGTCTGGATGGCGAAGGCCGACCGGGTGTACATCGCTGGTGACGACGACCAGGCGATCTACGGGTTCGGCGGCGCGGAGCCCGATTGGCTGATAGCGCTGACCCGCGAGCATCGGACGGAGATCCTCGGGCAGAGCTGGCGCGTGCCGCAGGCGGCGCACGCCGTGGCGCAGGCCATCATCGCGCGCAACCAGAACCGCGTGGCGAAGGCATACGCTCCGCGGGAGGAGAAGGGCGCGGTCTCGGAGTTGTCCCGCCACGAAGCCATCGCATCCATCGTCCCGGGCGAGCCCACGTTCGTCCTCGCACGCAACATCCGGACCCTGATGGGTGTGTCGGGCGACCTCTTCCGGGAGCGTGTGCCCTATCGCTGTGAGCGCAAGGGGATCTGCCCGCTCCGGCGCGAAGCGCTGGTCAAGGCGGTGAACGCCGCGGTCGCCTTCTGGAAGCGGAGTTCGGTGACCTGGGGCGAGTTCTCTGCGGTCCTGTCGATGGTCCCCGCCGCGCTGCTTGGGCCGCGCGGCACGCTCGCCGACGCCAAGCGCCACGCGAAGCAGCACCCCGACGCGCCGATGGACTGGCTCCTCCCCAATCTGCGGCGGGCCATGGAGGAACTCGGTGGGCCCGTGGGCGTCCTGATGGGCGAGGCCGAGCAGGAGACGCGCGACTACCTGCGTGATCTGCTCGGCGACGGCGACCGGCTCCCCGAGCCGCACGTCACCGTGACGACGATCCACGCCAGCAAGGGGCGGGAGGCGGACCACGTCATCCTCTTCCAGGACTTCAGCGCCAACGAGGCGGGTTCCATGGAGCGCGACCCCGAGCCGGAGACGCGCGTCGCCTACGTCGCCGTGACGCGCACGAAGAACCGGCTGACGTTCGTGCGTCGTGAGGGGCGGTTCGGCTTCCCGTACCCGGTGTGGGCGGGCGAATGAAACGGCTCCGCATCGTCGATCCGAACGACCCGCAGGCATGGCGTGCCCAGATGGAGGACGCCGAGGTGGTGCTCGACCCGTACGGCGTCACCGACGTCCGGGTCATCCGAACGGAACCGCCGCGGTACGAGATCGTGATCGACGAGCGGACCGTTTCGTGCACCCTCGCCGAGCTCGCGACCCCCGCCAAGTTCGCGTTGCGCCACCTCGCTGTGCTCAATCGCCTGCCGGTACTCCCGGCCGGCAAGGGGGCAGTCGCAAAGTGGCGCGACACGGTCAACGCATGGCTCGCCGACGCGACCGTGATCGAGACCTCGCCGGACGCTTCGCAGGAGGCGTTCCGGCGATCGGCCGTAGCCGAGGCGATCGAGAACCTCCGACTCGGCAAGGAGAACAGCAAGGCGGACTTCGACCGGGGTCTCGTGATCTGGCAGGCAGGGCGGGCCCACATCAAGACGCGCCCGCTGCGTACCCGCCTCCGTCCCGAGTTCCCGCAGATGGGCCCCGACGACCTGTGCGAGGACCTTCGGAAGCTCGGGTGGCAGGAGGGGCACGTCCGCCTCGGGGACGGGGGTCCGACGAAGTCCACGCGCTCGTGGTGTGCCCCCCGCGAGGTCTTCGCCTCCGCATCGTGGGCCCGGCTCTGTGTCGAGGGCGAGGACGACGCGGACGACGAACCCGAAGCCCCAGTCGCCGACCACGGCTGCGGCCTCGAGGACGACGGCGGTCCGATGTGGTAGCGGGCGCTCGCCCGTCCGGATAACCGACGTTCACGCCCCACAGACCGCGGGCGTAAGGCAAACGTCGCAACCTGTCTACAATGTGGACAAACGCGTCTACAACCGCGCGATGGAGATTCCGCGCCTTCAAGGTACGAGTCTGCACGTCTGCGCTGTCACGCATGCGTAGGGCAATCATCGAGGGTTGATTGCCCCCGAATCGTTGTAGACAGGTAGACAGCAAGGGTGAACCTCATCATTTGCCCAAAAAGGCACTTGTACACGTTGTACACAACACGCGCGAACGCCGAGAAGTCGTGAGCGGTGGTTTTTCACTATCGTACGTACGAGCAAGGGAAAGACCTGTGTACAAGGCTTACGACGGCGGTTTGTTGGTTGCGATGCTCGGCTTACGGGGACGGGATCCCGGGCTGCGCACCGTTTCGTGTACACCAAACACCAACCCGGTTATACTGACGTCGGAGGCCCGATGATCGACCTCGTCGAAAGCCCAACCCCCACGCTGCCTCCGGGCTGGACCGCGACCCCCTGCGGCCGCCGCCTGCGCATCGAACGTCCGCTCCGTCTCGGGTCGGGGTTGCCGTCGGTGTCGTTCCGCGTGGATGATCCTGCGACGGCTGCCGCAGTGGCGGCACGGATCGAGGGGAGGCTGGGATGACCGAAGTGCCGTTTCCAGCGTGTTTTCGCCACTTCTGCAAAAGTGCCCAAAACAGCTCAAAAAGGGCAATTGGGGGTGTGTGGCCACCCAGGGGGTACCCCGGCGGTGCCAACTT